TCCAAGGAACTCAATTCTGCAAACTTTTCCAACAACCCCGCGCGGCATTTTTATCGAGTAAGTGTCATCTACAAGTGGCGCCACTGGAAATGTATCCGCTTGGATTGAAGTATCCTGCATATATACATTGTAGTTAATGGTATCACACCCTGCCAGTGGAATCATCCTCACTCTAAATTCAATTAACTTACCCGCGCGGTCAAATTGTACTGGACCGATTTGGTCAAACATCTTAGGTACTGGCAGGTTTTCTACATCCGCGGGTGCTTCTAATTGATAAAATTCAAATTCCTGTGGCCCATCAAGTATCCCGCCGTAGTCAGTTCCAAATACATCTGATTGAAAATAATGGTAGAGAGTCTGCTTGTCTGCACTAGTTAAAATAGTTGCCGGTGAATAATCAATTAAATCCACGCTTGGTGTATAAGTAACATTTCCACCAAGCGTGTCTATAACTATTGGAAGGGTTCTAATACGTTTCTTACTAGGAATTCCTAAATTACTCGGCGGTATTCTATAGTGAGTTCTTTGAACTGGGCGTGGATCATACTCAACTGACCAATCAGTGAGTCTAAAGTAAGCCACTCCCTGACCATTTATATCCGTTATCATCAAGGAAAGACGCTTCTTTAAATTATGAACCGTTTCACTTAATGTAAAGAATTGTTCCTGAAGACCAACTGTTCCAGTAGTTCCAAGAAAAATGGGGGGTCTATTAGACTCGTCTCCCAAAAATACATTAATCCCACTTCCTCCAGTATCAATATTTAATTTAAGTGTATACAAATCCTTTCTCTGATACATCAAATCCTTACTCAAGGGTGTTCTAAGGAAGATTTGTTGATTAGCAACCCCATCAAGTTGATAAGTTACATCCATCGTCCTAAGATTCTTATCTCCAAAACCCGCAATGAGAGTTCCATCCTCCTCATTAAATAATACGGAAGGATCAGTGAAAAGACGGTACCAATACTTTTTCGACAAATCAAATATGTATGTGTTGGCCCCACAAGTAGTTTCATACATCAACATCCAAAGTTTATCTTTATGAACTGCCATCCTATAAGCAACTTGGTCCGCGCCAAGTATTAGAAACCCGCTCATTCCATATCTATTAATCCCTTTCCATAGCCACAAAAGTTCAGTAGAAAGCAAAACAGATTGGGAATTGATTAAATACCTAGGACCGTCATCAGCTACATAAAACAATAAGTTGTTTTGAATGGCAAAAGTTTGATTTAGTGGTGGTTGACGTACCCCAAGCGGCCTAATGAATATATCCATAGTGCCGTCAGGTAAATCTGCAAATGTTCCACTAATTTCGTATATGTCCTGTGTTGTGCCCACATAAAGGACAGATGAAGACGCTTGAGCAATGAATAAGTTAGTTTCTCCAACACCCGAAATAGAAGATAATTGAAGTATTTTACGAGAATCATAAGCATCCGGATCAAAAAAGTCTGAAACATAGATTGACTTGAAAGTCATGTAAAAAACACGACCATTCACAGCATTTGAGATACCTAAAATCTCATCGGGAATTTGACCCACTGACTGGAGAAATTGATTTAAGGTTAAATTAGTTAGCTGTGCTTCAGTATCTGAAGTTACATCAGTGAAGACGCCGGTTGGATAAGGTGACTTGCCTATAAAATAGTAAGCCGGAAGAGTGCCACCAATTCTAAACCAGTAAATAAAATTAACTTGAGAATCTAATCCCGTGATGTCAGGAGTTAAAGTGGCGCCGCCCCCAGTTAATGTTACTTGATTCGATACTGGCCCGCCAGGACTTTGAGCTGTGTAATCTCCTTCAAACACATTTACTTGTATGTATCTATATGATCCCTTACTTCCTTGATTATTCGCTGTAAAAGTGGGCGCCGATACGGAGAAATTGTTGGTAACAACATTATTTGAGAATGTTGCAATAACACGGATTGCTTTAACCGTTGTCCAATTCTTAGTAGGATCAGTTCCAACTCTTCCAAAATCTCCCCTAAGACAAGTGAGAGTAGACCATTGAAAAACGCCAGGACTGTACTGAGAATTAAAACCATTTGGAAAATCTCTATAATAATAATCAGAAACATCCACCGCACGGTTTGTACCTCCAGTCGGCGCAGATAGTAGAAACTCCACTCTTACATTAGTTAAAGCTTCCGAGCCAGCCACTTGGAAATTCATTGAAAAGGTGTCTTGATCGTTTCCAATGAATGGCCCGCTTACCCCCATCAATAGAGTTGTGTTAATCAATGTAGCATAAATATTCTGTATAATCCCCCTGAGCGACGTAACGTCGGCGTTAGCCTGAACCCAAGTTGCAAATGCACCTAACCCCGCCCCTTCTATTTGGGTCCAGAGCAAATAGTCTGCCGCGGTCCCACCATTAACCCCTGCGACGTTAAGAAATTCTGGCGTAATTGCAACCACCCCAGGTGAGTTGATTGGGGGATCAATTCCGAGATTTCTAATTGTAACTCCATCATCTTTTGCTCTTGCCAATCCACTTGAAACAAAGACTTGTCCAAACCCAGTTGAAAAATAAGCTCTTCCAGGATCGGAATTCCCACCCGTAAGGATTGTCGTTGGCGATGTAAAATCTCCGGAATCACGTAATACTGTACCACCATCATTGACATATCGATATTTCACTTTTCTCAGAATTTTTGAGTAGATGAAATTAATCGGCGAGGTAAAGGGATTGGCGTTGATTTTCTTTTGCCCCCGAGTTAATTCAACCGCGCCGCCATCGTCAAGGTAAAGATTGTCCATCCGCAGGAATCCATTATCCCGTCCGTTTGCTTCATCGTCGCTAGGGACTAGGCCCGCGCTGAAATCGTTTCTATTAAGACTAGCCATCTAATTAGGAACCGCCGTCAAGGATGTGGGTGCGGATGGTTTTTGAAAGGGCGTGACGGCAGTAGCTTCATTACTGTTCGTCGAGTCACCTCCTCCGTTGTATGAAGTCACAACGTAATAATTAGTTTGTCCCGCAACCACCGCGAAATCCGTATAAGTGAGAACATTCACACTTGTTGCTGCAAGTGGAGTAGTGCCATAAACCCCGCTGGTCGATGATTTCCAAACATGAAATCCGAGAGCCGGATCACCTGTTCCCTGCGACCATGCCCAAGTGAGAACAGTATTATGGGGAGTTGCCGCTGCTCTCACTCCACCTCTTTTAGGCACCACTTGCGAATATGCTGCGGTCAATAAAACCATTGCTAAACAAAATTGTCTTATCATTTCACACCATTGTATTCCATACTGTAGTGATTCCCATCCCCAAATCTCCCGCCCCACCTACAAAGCTCGTGTTGTTTTTCCCACCAAGTTCCAATTGGCTCGTGATCCTTAGAGTCCCTAAGCCAAACTCCATCCTTAAACAAATTTAAATCAATAGCTAATTTTTGCGTATGAAGACTTGATCTAATGCCAATACCTAAATCTGCATAATATTGAGCCACTTCAGGGGGCCTATAACACCAATCCAGAGTTACTTCAAACCCCTGAGAGTAAATATAATCAATCAACAAACCAACTAACTTTGCAAACAAACGTTGTTGTTCCCCAAGAGTCATAAATTAACCGGCGTTCCAAAGTTTGGTGGCAGAGTAGGTCTATGCTTTCTCCAGGGTCTTTGAATTGCCACATCCGACAATTGTCTATCCTTATTAGCATAAAGCATTGCATTAGCCTTAATAACCATCTTAATTTGTTCTTCGTGTCTATTCTTAAAATAAGTGGCAATCTCAATATTTTGCCCGGGTCCTTCAACGGAATAGGCTTTCCAATAAACATAGTACTTAACAAGGCGTCGAATGAAATAATCAGGTATTGTGAATTCCTCGTTGAATTCGTCTGGGTATAGGTAGGCTGAAATAATACATTCATTCAATATATTTATGTCTGTAAAAACCTGTAAACCAGTATCAAGAGGCGGCAAATTTTCGTTCGGCACGGGATATAGACGTAACTGCTGGAAACCATCAAATTGCCAAGTTGCCCATCTCGGTCTACTAAACTGAGTTCGGTAGACTGGAGACAGTAATGAAACTTCTTTCTGTGACAACAAGTCGACTTTAAATCCCCTATAAGTAATTCTGGTTATATTTTTAACTGTATAACCAGTTGGAACCACTTGAGTCATATCATACAGGCCAACACCATTTTGAATGTTAATTGCATACCGAACCCAATAGAGATTAATGAAATCAAATGCATAAACTTCAGCTTGATTAATATACTGGACTAATTGAGTGTCGGTCCACAACAAAGCGTTTGGATCGTTTAATCGGGCTCGAATATAATCAAGCATGGGTTTCATTTCTTCTTAAACGTAGGTCTATGTCCGTGTGGTGGCGGGGGTGGAGGGGGCGGAGTAATAACTGGACCCACCGAACCCGCGCCGAAAACATTTGTACCAAAAGGAAATGCACCAAAGCCAGCCATATCTTCTCCTAAAAGGGACACTTCCAAATCGTACCATTAGCAAAAGCCCAAGCTCCCGCTCCTCCTCCAGTACAAGTAAACGGTGAAGCAACCACATTACAAGTATCACAATAAGTAAATGTTCCTTGAGTTGCAGCGGGGAGATTCGCAAAGTGAGTTGGATTTGGAAGTGTTATTGAATTAGAAGTTGCACTTGGACATGTGATTGTTGAACCGACAATTGTACACACTGACGGAGTTAAGTTAGCCAAATTAGTACTGGTTGTATAAACAGGAATTGCATTAATTACTGGAGTTGTATCATACAAGGCAATAGTTTTGCCATAAGATGTCAAAATTCTATTGAATAGGTCTGATTCAATAGAGATTACTTCCGCAGCTAATTGATTCACATAGTAGGGAGAAACATTATTAGAAACTACCGCGCCTGAATTGTGACTCCTTTGCGTACTTCCATTAAATCCCGGGGTGCAAACAGTAAAGGAGTTGGATGTTTTGGAGACACACATTATTGATTCAGCACTAGTAGTGTTTGGATCAATGTAGAGAATAATTGGAACGCTTGCACCTGTTGTTGAAACCACACTAATGGAACTAGCGCCAATTGACATAGCTGCACTTAGTGAGGTGGTGAAATTCTCTGATGCCAAAGGTATATCAGTGGTTGTAGCAATTCGAGTTGGATAGGCAGGAGTGTTCTGACTTATTCCTACGGAAACGAAAGAGATAAACAATATGAGTTTTTTCATGGTGTGTGATGTAGTGCATCCAAATCATTTAATTGCCACATCTTGTCAGGCAGGCTTCTTGACGGAACATAGTTAGTTAATTGCTGTTTCAATTTGTAGTACTCATCCCAAAACAACTTAGCTTTGGTGAACTCTTGATAGCTCTCCAATAGATCCGCGGGTCCATAACATTCAATAATTCTAATAAATTCAGCCGGGATTTGCAACACTTGGTTGTCAGTCTCTAAGGTGTCGCGGCCCACTTTATAAAAAGTGTCGAATGTGGTATTAGGGTCAGCGCTATAGTGGGGGAAGAAACCTAAATATTGGAAGTTAACAATGTAGGCAAACCAAGGAGTTCCTCCACAAGTTTCCCAATCGAACCTAAACTTATCAAGTACCCGCGAATCAACACATCGTATCCATCTATTTGTAGTTCCGTGGTAGATCCGGGAAAGCCTGTAGAAGTATTTGTTGTCGGGAATGATTCCATTGTATAGGTCATAATAAATAGTGTTGGGAGCAAACGAACCAGTGAATACGTTTTCAATACATTGAGTGTCTACAACCACCTCGTCATATGCATCTTGAATTGTATCGTTAATTAGAGGAATATCAAAAAAGACACCAGTTGCATCCGATAGATTAGCTTGAATTCTCTGCGCGATTTGAAGTCTAGTTAGCAAAAAAATCTCTCTTGTACCTATCAACTATGTTAGGTAATTTAGGTCCTTTTTTACACTTAACCACAGTATTGAAAGACTCGGCCGGTTCAGGAAAAGACTTCACATCAACAAATCCTAATTCCTTCAAAAAATTAATGAAGTAAGGGGTGTACATTAAGGAAACGTGATGATCCCCGGCGTGGACTTGTCTACCATAAATTGTTGCTTCCCAAAAACTTCTCATTCCCCACTTATTTTCTAGAAAGTATTGGGCAACCGTTGTAAATTCTGGATACGATACCAATAACTGGCCATCTTCTTTTAGAACACGTTTAAATTCTTGAAACAAATCAAAGTGCAGTGTCTTTCGAATGTGCTCAATTGTATGAAAGAAGTAAATTTTTTCTACTATACCATCTCCAAATGGAAGTCTAAGAGCATTTGCATACACGTCTGGAAAGCCATGTGTATCTAAGTTAACCGCGCCATCTATTTTATTATTGCCGCAACCCACATTCAACGTCACAAAGCATCCACCTGCGCTGCATAACCATTCCCGCGGTCTTTTTTCTCTTTCGGTTTTCCATTCATCAATTCATGCACTTGAATAAACTTTTCTCGATTAGCGTAATCATAAACCGGCTTGGTTCCTAAATGGCCAGTTGGTACTTTTGTATCCACAAATATTTTTACTTTTTCTCTCCCTAATTGAGCTTTAGCCTTCATACAAAAATAAACGTCCTCTGTACACTTGGGTAATGTAACGAAATAAGGAGGTTCCATTTCCTTAAACATCCAAGTCTTAAATAGAACACAAGCACATCCAATTGCATCTACTTCCACCAATCCATTTGAATCTACTCGTTTGGAAAAATCAACATCATTCACAAGAGCCATAATTTCTTTAGAAGTATCTCTTTCACCGGGTTCAATAAAATGCATTGGTTGGTATGGATAACCGCGGACAACAGTTAGAGCCATCACAACATCTTTGTCGGCTTCTCTAAGTGACTTGTATGTATTTGGCGCCAAAATCATATCGTCGTCAATAAAAAATAAGTAGTCACATTCCTGTTCAAGTGAAATCTTTGCCGCCATATTTCTCGCATTGTCGATGGAAAATCTTTCTGGCGTGAAACAACCAAAGTGTTCTCCTTTAGAGCCAAAATCCCTCCCCATTTCATACCAGAGTAAATTGTGAGTTAAGTAGACAGAAGAATCTACCGAAGTAAGAGCATTGACACAAACCATTGTTTTCATTGAATCGTCACACCCTTTAAAGTAACGCCATTCAAACAAATATTACCGCTCGGACAAATAACCACACTTGAATTAACAGTTAGGGAGAGATTTTTAAGTGGTGAGTTTCCACAACTATTCATTGCGGTTACTCCAATGGTCGAGCTTCCTGCACTTGTTGGAGTTCCACTAAGTACCCCTAATGATGAAAGACTCATGCCTGTTGGAACTCCAGTAGCTGACCAACTACATCCACTACAATTACCTAAATTATCACCTGTAGCTGTTAATGTAATTGGATTGTAGGAATTATTTTGAACACCGCTAGGCAAACTAGATGTAGTAATAAAAGGTAAATTGCAGCCAGAACCACCAAGAGTAAGATTAATCGGATTGTTGATATTCGATACAAAGGTCTGGTTTCCATAGTTAGGTGAATCCCAAAAGTAAGCAAGAGAAGGAGAAGCAAGAGGTTTAATTCCGCCACTTCCCCCAATTGTAAAAACAAAGCTAGATTCGGACCCCCATCCCCCATTTTGCATTATTGCAAGACTTCCAGCGGCGACAGTTTTAGTTGTACCCCCGCGATAAAGAACACCGTTTGGATCAACTGCCTGAAATCTAATTGAACTATCGGCTTGAAATTTAGTTGCAGTTGAGGGAATATTAACATATTGAACACTTCCCGTTTCCACCTTAACCATGTTAGCGATTGTATTGCACGGCGCGGTGCAGGTAACTAGACTTACGTTGCCGGTGGACATACTAAGTAAAGAAGCAACCGGAACTTGCGTACCGTTTGGATCACTACAAGGGGTATGTGTAAGTTGTATTTTATATTCCCCGCTCGACGCGGGTACAGTCACTAGAAAGTCTCTATTGTCTTTATCATTTAGAGTTCCAGTGTAATTAATAGAGGGCGGCGCGGGAGCACTTAAACACGCCCCAACTCCACCACCAGATGCAGGGGGCCACATTTGATTCGGTGTCTTAAATACTGCCGTGGGTAATCCAGTATAAATATGCCCCGCCGAGTCCTGGACAGTAATTCCACTTAACGGGGTTCCATCAGGTTTTAAAATGGTTAAGTTAAAATCGCCACTAATAGGAGTGACAACAGAAAGATTGCCAAAATCAACAGCAACAGCAATACGTAGAAAAAGGTCAAAGGTGAATGTTCCACTTGCATTTGTAACCCAAGTAAGAGGAGAGTTCGCATCACCAACTTTAGGAACCAAGACAAAACTTGGCGGGGTGTTTGGAATTACAGGGGTTGTTCCTACTAATGCATTTTCTAGATAAGGAAAGCTAAGAGCTAACAAACCCCCATTGTGAATATCTGGTGTACTTACTGAAGTTGCATTAGGATTTCCTGTACTAGGTGATGGACTGGCGCAATTAACTATTGGCGCAACTCCAGGTAAGTCACCAGTTTGTGTTGTAGTCCCCGTTTGAGCACATCCTGTATCTTGTACCGAATCATCCGCCCCCATTGAGTGAAAGTCAAAAGATCTCTTAATTGCACTCAAAAACCCCGCCGATGGCACTAAAGCGTATGCATCAGAAATTATACGTCCGGGGAATAAATAACTATATACCCCGCCATTTTTACTGGTGACATCAAAATAACCAATTGCGCCTTTAGCAAAATTAGTCATTGCTGTTTGAACATTTACAGCAGCATGTCCGGTGGCATATGTCGGCGCGGCAACCGTAACATTCCCCTTATAACTAAGATATTCAGCACAACTAAAATAACACCAGGTACTAACGAAATAATGACTTCCATAATGAGTATGTGCGCCTGTAGTTGTTGGAGTAGCAGAATTGGTTCCAATTCCACTATCATCATACAATAACCCCGTGGGATTTTGCGTCCAAACATTAATTCCGGCGCGGTTCTGTATGTTAGCCTTAAAACAAGCATCCGCGCCACTTATATAACTAGATCCTAAAATCTCCGCGGCATCCGTAAATAATTGTACACAACCACCAAAAGACCGCCCAAAAGCTCCTCCACTTGTATAAAGACTTGCGGTTTCGTCCAATACATTAGTTCTATTAGTCATTGAAAAAAGAGCATTAGTAGCTATTGATTGAACCAAGTCTTTTGATCTATAGTCTCCTGTTAATTGATAATTTAATTTCAAAAACGTACTAGGATAATCAAGCCAAGGTTGTTGACCATCCGGGCATCTGTTAACTGTGGCACCTCCACTAGAAAGTGGCGCGGGCGATGCATTATAAGTTGGAAACCAAACACTTCCTCCATATCCTTCAGTACACCTTAAAGAACCATCAGATTTTGCCACCAATATATTATTAGAATCAATATACCATTTAGTGTTCCAAAATATATTTGATGCCGCTGATCCTGTCCTGTCCAGTCCAATTCCGTTGTAACTAGATGTAACTAAGACTTGAGGGGGATGTTGCATTTCTGCTTCGACTGCGTTGAGGATTGATTGGGCACGGTGGAAGTAAGTAGAATCACCTGTCCTAATGAATTGCGTCCAATAAGCAATAAGATATCTTCGTCTGTCAAGGGAGGCGATGTAACGGGTGCCAAATCCCGCGGGAGTCCCCCCATAGAGTTGAAATCCATAATAAATCCCATATAGATTATTTACAACCTCTCTCTTGTATAGACTATTAAAATAATTATCTACTTCTCTTTCGGCGCGTAAAAAATTAGTTGTATCTCTAACATGCAGATGACCTAAGAATAAAGATGTATCGGAAAAATATACTGGATTGGTAAAGAGAAGTGTATCTCGCCACTTAGCTACATCTGAAACTAAATTGGCACTTGCATGACTTGTAAAATTGCCATGAAGCTCAAAATAGCGACCAAATGAATCCATTTGAGAATCACTATTTGCATCCATCGTCCCAATCCGCGCGGTTCCGGGTTTTCCTAAAAATCCGACCGGAAGACTTCCAAATCCACTTGCGTCTATTGGTGTTCCGTCCTCGTTAAAGAAATCAATATTAGGCCATGAATTTGACCCATCAGGTGCAGTGGAGCCAGTAAACATTCCTAGCTTGTAATTATTCATCCCGGCATAACCACCCGTGATACCAGAGACAAAAACTCGCCGGGCTTTACTTGCATCAAATGTGCAGAATCCACTTCCATTTAAAGTGCACTGTTGCCAGAAATTACACCCAACTCCATTACATGGCGAATCGCTTAATTTATAGTTAACACCATATAATGAAAAGCGAACTGGTTGACCAGCTACAGGAACAGTTTGAGTGAAAAATCCACGATTTGGATTCGGAGATTGGGGAGTTAAATTCATAGCCGCGCCAGGAATCCATGGCCAAAAATGACCAAATCCGGTAAATCCTGCAAGCGCCATATCTCTTGCATAACCAACTGTTGCAGTTAAATCACCATAAATATCCCCATGCTTGGGCCATTGCCAAAAACTAATTGTCGAGCCGTTTGCTTCTAATTCACCCGGATAATTTTGCCAAAAATCCCTAATCCATAAGTTTATTTGATTAGTCCCATCATCAACACTTATTGAGCCATCTGATTGAGAACCTGTTGATTGAGTAGTTCCTGCCTTAACTATTCTATAACCTGGTCTTGGGCTTGACGGACAATTCTCTGTAGCTTGAATATTTACAACACCACCACAAAAATAATTCGGCATACTTACTGATGCGGTGGTTCCAATAACTGGCGCGGTATTCGAGACTATGTTCCCGTGTCCATACTGGATCAGTGAAACGTCTTGGGAGCTTGTATGACTTATTGTGGATGTTGTAGAGCTTCCATAAACCGTGCCAAAAGTTGTGTTAAGTGTCGAACCTAAACTTGTCGGGATTTGCACTCCGAAGGCAGTGGGTTGATTTGCACTGGCGAACATATCTTCGTTGTGAATGTTGGTGCCTTTGATAAGAAATCCACTTTCACCCCCGAACAAATAGATTCGATAGTCGAAGGAGAATTTCGGGGAACTTCCGTTCCAAAGTGCTCCAGTAACATGAATCCGGGCAAACAAGCCATGTGAATCCTCATTATCTGTAGAGACGTTAAGTGGTTCCTCAGTAGTTATTGTGTAAGGTAAAATGCCAGGAATAACAATAGGCGCTGTCGCGGATGTATATGTACCGGCCGATGTAGTGGCGACAATTCCTCTAGAAGCTGAAGGAGTGAGATAATTAAAACCATCAGACACACGCTGCACCTGGTCAAAAACATTGAAAGAGTCATGTCTGATCCAATACTTATTTATTGTATTGTTTATAGTTGTACAAACCCCACTCACAGGGCATGTGTCTGATGAATTAACTGTAACCTTGGCCGAAGTTCCGGGATCACTTCCAACTCGGTCAGCTAGACATAAATTGGCGCCGTAGTCAGTTATAACTAAAATAGCCTTAATTGACTTAGTATTATCTGTCGGGTCTCCGTGCCATCGCTCGGTTACAATTCGATCGGAGTCTTGATTGGCGCCGCCACATATAGTTATTGAGAGATTTCTAACATTGGTAATTGCAAATGACTCGGCAATTGGAATTCCCCCCATCACCTTGTTTCCAGTTCGACTAAACCCAGAAGCATTAGTTATAGTTAATGGAATTGGTGTTCCAATAACCCCAAAACAAGGAATGGAAACTAGTAATAAGTAAAATAGCTTCATAAAAAGGGGCTTAGAAACGTGACTAACTAAGCCCCATAGAGTTACAACATACGAAGAAAAACCTTCGCCAAAACAGTTGGTTGTGCCAAACTTGACGCTTGAGTAGTACTACTTGCGTAAGATTGGGCCAGAACCGCATAGGGAAGATATTGTTGCGCTACAGTTGAACCCTGTATGTTAAAAGCATTCGCCACAGTATCAACTTCTAGAACCGCGCCAGTATCCTGACTTGCGTATGAAACCCAAGCCGCAGAAGTTGCCGACCTAGTTGCAGCAACAACTTTAGCTTGCAAACACAAGCCCCATGTTTGAACGTCGCCAATTGCGCCAGCTAGAATTCCATTAGGAGAAACTACAACCCCTGCCGGGAATCCAGCATTTTTAGCCGCAGCCGCGCCAACCGTTGAGGGAAGTGCAACTGCAAGTCCGTCATCCGTTCCATTAAAGGATAAAACTACTGGTGTGCCGAGTCCAAGAGTAAGTGATGCTTCTGCATTCTTGAACGTGCCGATAATTGTCTCGCGGTGTGTTGAGCCGGTAGGAGAAGAAAATGTTCCGGGTCCAAGTACAGGTGTTCTCATGTTTTATCTCCTTATACCGTCCAAGCAAGTGTCCGTGGGAGTTTTGTCCACACGGCTTGTTTACGCCGATTCGATACACAAAGAGCACCCATCCAAAGAATGTGCGCCACTCTTGCATCTTGATTAACTGGCTTCATAAAGGGAGTTGCAACAAAGTTTGTCTGTGTATCATATTTCATTGAGATAAACTTTGTATTGAGAAAATACATTGTTCCATACGTTGTGGTCGCCGTCACGTTTGATTGAACATCAGGAATAAATTCATCCCAAGTCAAAAGCGCGCGGTGGAAACGAATGTTCTCAAACGGATAGTTATTGTCACTATCTGCATTACGCCGGTAAACTTGGTAGAACGCCGCATTTACCATCATGTACGTTGTCAGATCAGTTAAGATGAAGTCAGGAGGCCCGCCCGGACCTTTCGCCGCATCATTGTAAACACCATCCATTTCAAATAAGAAATCAGTGGCTTTGCTGGAAGAAGTCAAACCAGTTACTTTGAATTTATTCTGCCACCAAGTACTTGTTGATTGGTTGATGTTTCCAATAACCGTTGAACTGGTTGGATCTTCTTTTACTAGTAATGGAAGAGGATCAATACCAGTCGCGCCATTCACGCCAGAAGAATCTGCAACCAAAATAGAAGTTCCAGTACTTGCATAACTTCCCTGCAAAACTGCCTTAGAGAATTTTTCTTTAATCCCTAACTCAGATTGCATGATTTTGGCTTTCAACAAATCAATAATTCGATCAGTTGAACTATTTTGCCGTTCTTCTTTGCGTGAAATGGAAACTGGAACAGCCAATTGGCGCCAATCAAACTGCGCCGCAGTAATTCCATCCATTGGATCAGTTGAAAGCGTATCATAACCTTCGTACCAATCCGCGGTCCCCAGTGCATACATTAAGGGGATTTGGATAGCCACGCCACCATCTAAAGATTCATACATTCCATTTTCTTGAATCTTATAGAAGAAAGCGTTTGACTTCGATATGTTGTCTGTTAATGTGCGTTGATAATTAAAAAGACTCGTACTCAGAATAGAATCATAATTGATTGTATTTTGAGCCGGAGCCCCACTCGCGCCGTAGGTACTCATGTAGCCACCTTCATTAGATTAACCTTTCATTCCTAAAACCTGCTCTAATTGCTTCGTCCAATGATGGTAGCTTCGAGCCGACTTTTACATCAGTAGGAGATGCTACAGTGGAAGTCTCACGGACTTCTTTTGCGTTTTTATTAATTCGTCCGACAACTCTTTCAACAGTCTTATTCTCAGACTCTTCTTTACTTACAATCGTGTAGAGATGATCTAGATATTCCTTCATCGGCATCGAATCGGGCCCTCCCCAAGGCATCTTACCGCTGAGTTTATCTATTTCACCCTTAAATTTCACGGCATCTTTATTTCGAGCGTAGAAGGATTCTATTTCTGAATCAACTTCTTTCTCCACCATTCTCTCCAATGCCTGTTGGGACTGTTGCTGTATCGGCGCGACTTTATCATTCACATTCTGATTAATCGCCGCTTCAATACCTTTCGCCATTCCTTCAACTAGAAAGTGATACTCACTAGGTACATTTTCCTTGAGTAAGTCAATGACGGCCTTTTTTGCTTGGGTCTGGGTTACTTCACCCTTGTTTACTGCTACACCGGCACGGTTGGCTAATTCTTGTACTACAGCCTTACCGATTGTAGGATCTTTAAGCGCGCGGTAGAGTTGCAAGGCCTCTTGAGTTTCTGTATCAACTACTGGCGTTTCTTCGACTTTTGGCGTTTCTTTAGCTTCTGTAGTCGTTTCTGACGCTTCTTTTCCTGTAGTATCAGTAGTATTTGCATTACTCGCTTCTGTGCTGACTGCATCTTTAACTGCCGCATCTAGAGTAGTATTCTCAGGCATAAGTCCTTTACTTGTGCATCATCCCTGAATTAAATTTCTTAACCAATCCCGTAGCTAAGTTTGGACCAAGTGTCTTGCCAGCATTCACAGTTTTCTTTGTATTCTTCTTCCTGAACTTCATCAAGGTATCTTTAAGTGCATCTTTCAATCCCATTTTTGGTTGTTTGTAGCCAATCATTGAATCGCTCCAGGCATTTGCTGCCTAATTTGTTCTATATCTGGCGGGGTTTGTTGCGCCACCTGTTGTTGGGCTAAATTAGTATTTCCCTGAACAGGCCCACCCGCTTGCATCATTTTCTGTTGCAACATTAATTGGGCCGCTTGTTGCATTCTTCTAATCACTTGTTCGTTTCTATACCCACATTTATAAGCCGCTTCTCGTACAAGTAGAGGATCAGCCGAGATTTCCGGGTACTGGTTAAGTAATCCAAGGAAAAGAAGAAACGCCTGCTTGTCTTCATCATTTGCAATGGGAGACATCGAATCGAGAGAAATACTAACTTCAAAATCAAAATCGCTTTCAAACTCTTTGTCTGTCGTTTGCTTCTTGAGATCATTAGACGTAATTTGTTGCCAAATGAAACTTGTTTCTGGTAGGTCATCCCCTAATTTCTCCGACAGCGGCACAGCCATCTTTACCCAGATTGGCAAGGTGAATTTTTCTTCGGCAAGGAGTAATATCTCGCGACCAATTCGAGATAACCATTGCGCCACCTGTATTCTATGTCTTGAATCACGTATTTGTGCTTTTTGGTTGATAATGTTTGCTTGTGTCGCAGTTTGTCTATCCGCCACACCTTTGTCTTCAGAACTTGCCCCTGAAACGATGTTGAAGTCATCCTTGTCCACCATCATTGATTGCATCCCAGTTGCACCTAAATCTGCATTCTCGACTGGGGCACATGCACTTCTCACATCAGTTGAAGCGGTTTTAACAAAAGTCCCGTCCCCTCCATTTATTAGCTTGTCTATTTCTTCTTCCGAAGGAAAGGCACTGTCATTGTAGAGATATTTACGATTATATCTTTTTCTGTGATTACGTAATTGTTCGTGCGAATCGTTGAGTTCATCCTGTGCTGGCTTCCAATTTCTAACGGGGGGAAGAGGATACCATCCTTTGGTGCGTCTATGTGGTCGTAAGTCAAAAAGAGGCAACCTAGTAAATTTCTCATTGTAGAGAGTCACTTCTTGACTGTCAGCAAACAAATATCTCTTACTCGCTCGAATATCCCAAATATGCCAAACCTTCACTAAATCGCCAGTCTCGCCAAGTGTTGAAGTTTCGGTGTCTTTATTGTCGTCAACGAAATCGGAACTTCTCGCGCCGGCCCACTCTAATTTCTCAGTCTTAAGTTCTTTATTAGCCTTTAAGTCTTCAACCCTTTGGTATTCCCAGTATCCACACCAAGAGCATCTATCTAGTCTACTTCCTTCCAAACCACCCACAAGAAAATTGGAAGCAGGAATTCGTTTCGCATATATTCGCTCGGATTCAGGTAATTCTTTCGGCTCACGTATAACGTTTTTATTGCTATCCGTGTATGGACGATTATCTGAGCGTAAGATTGGCTTGTCTGCATTTGGATTCAATACCCAATTGGCTGAATAGCCTATTTCCATTACTGCAAATCTAAAGAATGAGTCAAGGATACAACTTTCGACTTCTTGTGCAAAACCAACTTCCGGGTCGCCAACAACTGTATTAAGTAAGTCTTCCCGCAATAATGATCGTTTGACTGCCATTTCAAGATCATAAGCAAGTCCGCGCGGTCGAGGTTTAACATGAAATACAGGATTCTCAAAGAGAAGAGTAGGAAGTTTAATCTCAATAGTTGAAAAAATAAGGTTAATAACATATGGTTCGTAATTAGTTCCAGTTGGTTCCCATTGATCCCCGTCATAGTAGGCGTCTAATTTATCGCAATTGAAGTGTTGGGACCACTTCTTTTTATTTTCGATAGCTTTCTTAACCCGCCCCATCCAAGTTCCAGCAAGCTGATCCCCAGAACCCGCGTCGCCAGTCGTTATGTTGGAACTATGTTGATTTCCGGCTTCCATTTACTTTCCACACCCAACAAAGTTTTCCAATAGAATTATAAACCGCGCGGCCATCAACATGCTTCTCATATCTTTCACGATATTCAATAGTTTCCACTTTCTTAACAATTCTTCGCTTCGGCTTGTAACATAGTTGACCTCTAATTAAGAAAGCCATTATCTCAATCCCAAATGAGCTAATTGGCCAGAATTCTTAAGTGTTAAATATTGCTTCCTAACATTAAAGAAACTACCCTCCGGTGCTTTAGGTTTTAGTGGGGAAGGAGCATTACTATGGCTAGCGCAATAGTACCGCAAGCAATCATAAGCGTGATCTTCAACATTTTTATCTCTCTCATCACTAAAAACTTCCTTGCCGTTTATAGTTCCGACTTTTTCTCTCTTTTGCGACCGAGCCTGTCTCTGTACGTAGTACGCTCCATTTGGATAATCTTGGGTCCTTTCAATGAAGTAGAGGCGCGGCGCCGGTTTTTCTCCCGTAATTGGATGAGAAACATTTGCCATCGGTCTAAGTAATTCTGAAATTCTGTTCCGGGTAGCGAACTCATTATTATCGGCGGGATTCCAGAAAAGCGGCGGGGCTTGGATTTGCTTGTCGAGGTATTCATCAAAGGTGGTCCATTTTCCCCCATACTTTTGTTGATTCTTCTTAAATATTGCCGGGTCGGCCAAGTTTAAGTTGTATTTCTCATTTCCACTCATCGACGAGATTTGTTCTCTGTGGTACGAAACGAGTTTATCAGGTTGATAATATTCCCTATAAGCAAAATACCATTGCTTATAAGCAGAGAACCAAAGACAGCATGTGGGGGCAGCATCCCCGTGATCCAGTATACGGGAAAGATTCCCACGAGAAATAATAGAGTTAACGAACTCAGGATTGGGCTGAATGAAACAAGTGTCTGGAATAGAATGTATTTGCCCACCGGGAATACCCCATTTTCCTTTAATGTAGCGCCGAATCCACGACTCATCGTTCTCCATCATTGTCTCCAGGAGTTCTGGAGAAACTGTTGCCGTGGTAGTTTCGGCCTCAATCATTTGGTGAGTTTTATTATACTTGGCCCTAAAATCTTCGGATTCGGGATGATACCTACGATAAATCCAATGTAACTCAGAATCAGGATTACAAGCAAGCAAGAGATAATTAGGAACGGCGGGTTTTTGCGTATGTTGAGCGATAACCCAGTCTGGATTCTGTGATAACAATTCTGGAGGAACTTCCGCATTCGCCCACCTCCCAACACGCGCGGTTAACATCAAGTACATGTATTCGGAAACTTCTTCGGCCTGATCTATAAAGACTGTGTTAATATTTAAACCCCTAACGAGACCTTCATCCGTATCTTTTAAGTGCATGAACATTACTTCTGAGCCATTGATGAAGGTGCACCTATTAAGTGAATCTGATCTATTGCCACCATAGTTGGAATCATACAAACCCGGCGGGCAAACTTCAGAGAAGAAAGTTTTCATTGTTGTTTCTTTAAGTTTACTTTCTTCAAATCTCGCTACCATTACTCGGTACTTAGGGAATGTGGTCAATAAATAGAGAATCTTTTGGCAATTGACATAAGTTTTGCCAGAACCAAAACCACCAGAGAAACAAGAATTTCTCTTAGTTATTTTAAAATACTCTTCCTGCTCTTTAGTTCTAAATGTAAGTGGAATTTCTATCACTTTACTGAAACCCCATTGACGACATTACAGTTATTGCAAGATTAGATTGTGCCACAATGCCATTATTGTTGGAGTCAGGCGGAACTCCATTAGTTCCACTCAGATGGACTCCATCAGAATTGAAATAAGTTAAATTAGCAGAGCAACCATCACAACCTAAATTTGCATCCGCGCCGACATCTACTATACTAATTCCAGAGATAGCTCTAATTGCAGCATTAACTGTATTTTTCCAAGTATATCCCGCGCCACCATTCGCATTCATATTTACGTGATCGGCAACTGTTTGAACCCAAATTTTAGAAAGTGGGGCATTTGATTGAACTGCCGCAACCCATGCTTGAATATCAGCGATTGTTGCCGCTGCTGTTCTTCCCGAATTAAAATCATTCGCACCACAACCAAGACTGACTACAGAAACTCGTCTATATTTATTATAAAATCGTGCAACTGTATGTCCATCCGTCCCAGTTGGTGAAGTAACCGCAGTAAGTGCATTTGCACAAGTTGTTCCCGGAACTGCCTCTCGGTCAAAATCAAGCGGTTGTGTAAATCCATTCCGCACTAGAGTCCACCAAGGAGTATTATATTGAATAGAATCTCCAAAGGTCTGCCATCCCTGGGCAGTACAATCATAATCTCAATATCCATGACAAGCAAATGTAATTGTATCACCTGAAACAGTTACGCCGCTAAATGTTGCTGTAGTTGTTGTACTCGCTGATTGGCGAATCAAATTAGCTGTTGTTAGATTACTAACTGAACAACTAAATTTAGTTGGTGCAGTAAAACTACTGCCCATTGTAACTATTGGCGCGGCCGCTCCTGTTGTTGTTACTGTAAACGTACCTGCTGTAGCTCCACCATCCACAGGAGAACAACCGTCACCAGTACAAGTAAATCTAGTTCCTCGAATAATCTCACCGTTTGTACCAAGACCGCCCGCCACCTGGAGAAGTTGACTTCCACCTGCGTCAGTTTGAGTCCCGGTGGAAATTAGTTCATTACCATTAGTAAAAATAGTATGCGTGATATTACTATTGCCGGCTCCCAACTGAAGCGCCGACTGCGCCATTAAGTAACCGGCGCGTGCTAAACCGTTTGTCCAATCCCCTCCAGTACTATTCATCACACCAGGAAACAGACCGCCACTAGAGGGTGTAGTTAAGTTTAGTGCAATTCCTCCAAGACCATTGTTTCTAGCATAATAGGTCGTAATTGGACTAGACGAGTTCCCAGCAATTGTATTTGGTCCCATTGCCGGATTGAGTAATAAAAATTGCGTGCCATCATAAATAACGCATGATATCTGAATTGTCTGTATATCACCTATCTGCAAACCAGATACAGTAGTAGTATTGCCAGTAAATCTTTTTATATTGGTTGCGGTTAATCCGTTTACAGCTAAAGTAACTGTTCCATTTGTGCTATTAGCTGATGGAAGCCAGCAAATTTGTTTTCCAACTAATGCCGCCAGAGATGCTGGAGCCGGAGCTAAAGTCATGGTTTGTGCATTTGCAGTTCCCCCTCCAGCTACATAACTACCACCTAGATTAGCAATAGAAACATCCCCCGTCAGACTTGTTGTGGGTATTGAAGGTATTTTCCCTATAGGCAAAACCCCAGTTACTTGAGAACCAGTTAGATCAATTGCAGCACTTATTAAGACTTTAGACGCATTTGTTTGAACTGGAAGAGATGCCGACAAACCGTCATTTTTCAAATTACCCACATTAAGTTGAGTCGTTGTTCCCGGTGTTCCATTGTTAACCTCCAGAACACCTGCTGATACCTTTTTAATGCCTAAATCAGAAGAAGTCCCACTACCATATATTTCAATGTTCCCGTTCGCCCTAAGATTAAATCCAGATGCCCGGAGTTGTGTAGCACTGGCTACTGACCATTCAAACTTGCTGGGAACAAAAGTTGCTCCCGGTGCTCCATCAATTATCGGAGAGAAAGTAGCCGTTGTTATCCAGTCAGGTGTGGTATTTCTAGCTATCCAATTAAAAGTCCCGCCATAATCACCACTAGTAACTGGTGTTGGGCTTGCCACGCTACCATCACTAATGAAAAAGTTGAAAACAGGCGCAGACTGCAAATTATTTGGATACCACCAATTGAACTCCGGCGCCAGAATATCCCCACCAAAGCACAGAACGGCATTAACGAAAGTGTAATTGTTTATGGTAGCTGGACAAGTCGTAAAATCTCCCACAACTAATCCACTATATACTTTCGCTACCCATTGGTTGTTTAAAGTATGCCCTGTTGTTGCCCCAAACGTAATTGCTATACCCTCTGTTAGAGATTGAGATGCCCCCGTTATAGATACCTCTGCTGACAGTGCCCCGGAATCCTTTTTCCATTTAAATTTGTCTGGGGTTCCTGTAGTTGTTATTATTACCGTAAAAGTAGGATTTGTTGTAGTTCCAGTATATGGCGCAGAATTGAAAGTTAAATCATTCAAACCAGGACCAGTAAACACCGCGCCACTAAAAGTTGAACCGGGATCAAAAAATACCCCCGACGTCCCTCCAAACGCACCTGCATTATTGAACTGCAAGCTGCTTATTGGAGATGCCGGAGTTCCTCCACCACCTCCAGAACCGCCCCCAGAATTACTCCCACCAGGTTTAGGTATTTGAGCTAACAGAGATAATGAGATAAAAAATAAGAGAAATCTCATTGATCCATTTCCCGCGCCAGAATAGTTATATCCACAGTTCCCGTTATAGCTGATGTTCTAAGGGTTAGATTAGTTGTATTTGTTCCTTTTTCAAATCTCATAAGACTCATATCAATCACAACAGAACTACCCGCCCCTAATGAAATCACACTTAAAACTGTTCCAGTTCCCACATTTGAGCTTGAGAAGGCTTTTACACTTATTGCCGTTTCCCCCGTGTTTATATTCAATGGCGCCAGAGTTGTAGTTGTGGCGGGAGTCCCCGTTCTTTCTAAAGTCACAGTACAAGCAACCGAACAATCTACATATGCTCGATCGAACTCCACTCTTTTACTATTAGAAGTCGGTTGCTGTACTGTAATTACCTCTGCCGCGCCGCTTAGTGATGTAGTCTTCTGAATTACAAAAACTTGAGCAAACGCGGGTAGAGATAAAAGAAATAAAACGAATCTCATTAGCCCTTAGCTGTACCAAAATCATTCATCTTATCGTCTGAAGTTGTCATTTCATCATAGGAAACGTGTTGGAGAGAGTGATTCTCCACATTTCCCGGCGAGTCTTTTATGATTGGGCATTTTACTTTCTTGCCAGAATCCAGTCCATAATCCGACTTAACTGAATTGCTGGCGCCACCACCTGACATTTTACCTGCTGCCATTCCCATTTTAGTTATCCTTTCTTAAATGTTCCTGCCGCATTTAGTGCAACTACTTGTCTATCTACCATATTTGAAACCCCGTCTTGAATATCTTTAGGGGTATCCGCCGGAAGACTAGTCATTACAATTGATTTCTTAAGTGGACCTTGCCCCGGTCCTATTGCTGATTCAATTGCCAAAATTAATTGGAGAATTGAGGGAGCAAATTGAAGAAGGGCGAGAATTTTCTGAATCCAATTCATTTTTTCCTTTCACGGAACATAAACTGGCATCTCTGGCGGATGATTGGGTTGGCCAATATTTAACTTCCAACCCAACACGTTTCCATAGTAATCAACCAGTTTGTTTATAAGCGTGTGAGTCGCCCAATAATCTGCCGCAGTCTTTTCTTTGTTGGGGACATTGGTGTCAAGTGGAGATTGATTTGGTAGATTACTAAAACCAACCCACAAATCATATAGATGGGCCAATTGAGTCTTAGCATCTTGGATGTCTTGGTTTATCTCCCCTAATTTAGCACTTGCTTGTATTCTCTGATTGACTTGTTCCTGCTGCGCCGGAGTTAATGGTTGAGGATTGAAGGGAAACATTACTTAACCGCCGATCCAAACACTTGCCATCCAATTAATCCAATGAGAATAAATTGGATGAACCAACCACCCCAAGCACGAAATGGGTTCGGCGCGGGATCATAGTTACCCCAAATACCGAAGATAGTCGCCAAAATGAAGAGAAACCAGAAAAGCATACTAAGTGGCATAATTCTCCTTACAAAGTTGCCGCGTGGGCTGAAAGAGAAGCGGAAAATGCCGTTTCAATGTCTTTCAAGCTCTTAGAACTAGCATCTAAGTCTGTATTTGCCGCGTCTAGTTCCAACTTGGCCTGATTGAAACGACCTTGAGCCCGATCGTAATTCTGTTGCTTTCCATCTAAATCAGCCGTTGCCTTTTGATAGGCGTCGAAAAGTTCTTCAGTTGTAGGCATTTTCCATTCTCCACTTAAAAACTACGCCGCCGGTGTGTTTGCTGCCACTGCCGCTGCCAATTGATCTGAATTAGTTTTCAAATCAGACTGAAGTTGAGCCAATTTAACCGGATCAACTCCCGCCGCTGCCAATCGTGCCGCAAATCCATTAATTAGAACTAACGCCGAACCATCTACCGTCGTCGTTGCCGCTACTTGTGCTGCTAGATCGTCAAATGCTGCCATTTTATTTCTCCTAAGGTTTATTTTTATCTACTTCTTGTTTAAGTGCTTCACTCGATTTCTTTAAAATAGCTGTTTGTTCATTTATTCTTGGATCGTCGGGGGATTTATTACCAAGTAAAGCTATAATAATTTCTAAATTTTTATTCATCATGCGCAATTCCCAAAGTTCGGACCAAGGTTCGTGACTCATATATTTTTTTCCTTCTCTGCTTTCACACCCTTGGCATATTCAGCTTCGCCGGTCACCTTAACTAACTCATCTTTCATTGAGTTTGTGGCTTTTTCAATGGTCTGGACATTGTTTTTTACGTCGGCCACTGCTTCCTTCATTTCAACCAAATGTTTTTCATTGCGCCGGCCCAAAATATTGTTAAAAACACTTAAAATGCTAGGAATTAGTGAAACTATCCCGGCAATTAGAGCTAACTGAACGGGATCACTCATTTTCCTTTGTGTTTACGCTCCATGGCGCGGCCCTTTGCGGTTTCTTTATTGCCTTTCATTACACCCATTTTGTTCATGGTTCCATAAACCGCGCCGGGATTGTTTGGGTATTCTTTTTTTAGTTTTTTCTCAAGAAATTTTGGCATTTAAAACCTCAATTTGAAAAAAGAAGCATCAATAGCATAGTACTTATCCCCAACCTTAGTAATAATGCCACCATTCTTAATTATTTTATAAATATTCCAATTGTCACTAAGCATTATATTCATTTCCCAGTCCATTTGTTCAAATTCAAGTTGTTTAATAGTTTCTGAAACAGATTGGAGAGTCATTTTACTTTCCAAACTTAGATTTAGAGAAATTTGTGGTACCAAAAGAACTAAAGACTAAAAATTTCCTGTAACTGCCGTGCTCCCGTTAGCAGTTATTGAGAAACCGAGTGTTCCTACTGGCGCCGATTGGGTGTATACCCCGGTAATTATGTTTCCGAGATAAGATAAGGAGTAGGTTACTGATTCTCCAGCTTTACTTACGTCGAGTGTTTGAGTAGTAAAACCAATGCAGCTTGAGATTACAGATAATTTAGTGGAAGTTGCTGAAATAGTGCAATTTAAAACATTGCCACCAGAACTAGTGGCTTGAATATTTATGGTCGAGGTTACGTTTATTGAACTGGTTTGAGCTTTAAGCGGAAGTAAGAGAGCTAAAAATAAAAGAAATTTCACGAAGATATCGAATCTTCACGCATTACTTCTTCTATGTCGATTGCAAATGGTTCGGGTGTTCCCACTAGAACTACTTTGGAATTGTCTTCTTTGGCCAAATGTCTACAGTAACGCTGACCAAGTATATATGCCCGTGATCTGTCTTCTTTATCAACTCCGGTTGTGAGAAATTTGAAGAATACTTCACGAAGAATAGGGCCACGTTTATACCTAAGTCGCCAAATATCTTTGACGCCAATCTTTTCTAGCTTTTTATCGAGTTTTTCGCCGAGTGGTGTTGCTAAGGCACTCACTTAGAATTACTCCATCTAGTGTGTTTTTCCAAATCAGCTTGACTCCAGCCACAACTACTGCCGTAGCAAGAGGAATAACTGCCGGGATAGCTAGGTATTAATACTTGAGAAGACTTAAAGCTTGGAACTTCAGGCGGCTCAATGGGAAGAACTCCCTTAATTACGGCTACACCAAGTAAGTTCTTAAAGAAGTTGCGTCTTTCCATAATTATTTGTTTTTTACTCTGTCGGCCTTAGCGCCGCACATCTCACACTTCTTACAGTTACATAAATGGCCGTTGGTACAAATTCTCATCATCTTGGCATTAACACCTGTATGATTGATTGATCCGCACCGATAAATACAATCTGTGGTATTTCTTTATGCCCAGCATCTTTCTCCAGCACGCCGTGAGCTTTAAGCGCCAATTCATTAGCCCGCAAGCGAATTGATTCGTCGTGCCCATGAGAAGCCAGATCGGAAATTTGTGATGCAAGTTTATTTAAACCCGCGCCGTTTAGTTCTAATAGCTGTGAGATTTCACGAGTGGGTTTAGAATTCCGCGCCGGCAATATTTCGGCCTCGCGGAGACATTCTTCGATGGGAGCTTCTAATTCAATCGGGGTTAGTTTCACTTGGAATGGTAAATAAAGGATCTTTAAATTTTTTGCCGTAAATACTACCGGCGTTCAGCAAAAGATTAGGCTCCAGGGAAGGAATGGACGCTGTAACAAAACCTTCCCTAGAGTTTTTTCCCTCGCCTAGGGAACTTGTTAGAGGAGAATGTAAAACCCGCCGCCTAAGGAACTCTTCATGCATTTTAGTCAACTCGACTGGCTGGTCTGGCATTGCGAGGAAGTTTATCATTATGTATCTCATTAGTCAAGGCTTTTTTCCTTTATCTTTCAATGATTTAGGTGTCAATCCCTCCTTGTCAATCCTCGCTTCGCGAACGCGCTGCAAATGAAGGTCACAATACTTCTTGTTGATAAAGGAACTAGGTCTTGAACAAAGTATACATAAACCTTTCTCACTGTGCCTAAGTTGATATCTACGTTGTCTACTTATCATGTTCATATACCCAAATTTTCAATTTATAACCAAGCCCACACAAAAAACGGCGCCATTTAGAATCTGGAGTGTCGCGTGGATGCCAAAAGTTAAATAACCAGTCAGCTATTTTTTCAAGTAAGCGGTCTCTCATATGAATTGGGCAATTCATTAAGCATCTTAACTTTACCATTGATTTGGCTCCTCTGTATCTCGCCTACCATGTGAATAACCAACCCAATAAACATAACCAGCAATAGCTAAACCAATAAGTAAACCTAAAATAAAAAAATTATATAAAATTTATAAGTGTTCGTCATCCTACATGCCTATCTCCCTAGATGGGACCCAATGGGTTTGGGGGAGTACCCGTCTCACTCTCGCTTCGCTCGATTGGAAGTAACCTCATGTAACAATTATTCTCTTGCTTTTACTTCTAATCTCGCGTATGCTTCTAGCATGCGTAAAAAGAAATTCGATGTCTATGTGTTCTTAACACATGCAATCTGGCATTGCCAATGGGGACCAAGTACAACAGAGCGTGATGCAGATGAGGCAGACTTACAAGCCGCAAAGATTCTCACTGATTTGCGCTCTCAAGTAGCATTGGAGCAGATACAATGAACATGACCAAGTTTCGCTTGATTGACTGGTTGTATTGGATATACCCACATTTAAAACCTAAAGACTGGAAGTTTCCGCAATCAGTAAAGTCACCACGCTAGATTACATCCAATTCACCCACAGGGGCTTGACATTCTAGCTAATCAAGCCCCTTCCCTCAGTTCGATCTAGTGTAGCCAAATCCAAACTAGGCACGCTACGAAGACCAGGACACCAATGTTTAGCTTGTCGTACATAATTCCTCCTCAAACACACGAAAGCCCCAGGATTGAGCTAATCTCGCACCTGGGGCTTGACATCATGTCCAATTACTTGTCATCATCATCGCCGTCATCGTCATTTTCCTCGCTCGCTTCGGCGGCTCGCTTTGCAGCATCTTTCATACTGTTCAAAATCTGCTCATTTGATCGAATGAACGCATAGATTGCTTGCGTTTGCTTTTTGCGACTCTCAGGAGTCTGGTCGCCCTCGGCATTGGTTTCAACCAAATCCTGAAACATGTACTGGCGGAATGCATTCACTGTGATGTTGATGGCTTTTGGAGAAACGCCAACGATTGATGCGCGCGCAATTTGCCATGCTTCGCGTTCGACTCCCTTATTTACATACTTGAGCAATTTGTCTTCGGGAAGTCCAATCACATCGTCAACCTTGGTGAATGGGATGGGTGAATCGTACTTAACCTCAACGGTCTTTTTTTCGAAAGTGTCGAGATCGAATACTCGCTTTTTTGCTACCTTCTGATTGGTTGGTGCTACGATTGGTGTTGCCATTTCATTACTCTTTTCTGTGGTCTCGATCGATAACCTTGGTTAAACGATTTCTGCGGGCCACGAATTGAGAGTACACTAGGTCAAGCCCCTTGTCAACAATTATTTTTGCCATATTTACAAATAGTGAAAACCTGAGTGGCCGACACTCATGCCAAGGGTTAAAACGTTCTAGCTACGACTAGGCACACTGGAGGTAGACTTTTGATACAGATAATCATAAGTAAATGAGGTTAAATGGAATGGAATGAGAGAGATAGCGAGAGTACCTCTATAGCCGTCATCTTCGACCGATAGGGCATGGATAAAGTGGTAGTTTTTACCTAGTGTATGTTTCTTTAAGTAAATATATATATATATATAATAATAAAAGACTTAACCCTCACCCCCAAAAACACTTAACCCCTACGTGTCAAAATATACACACCCTGTCTATGTCAAGCCCCACGCTCGCCACTAGCCCACAGCCGCGTTGATTCTAAAGCCCCTTACCCATAGCCCTAATAGGGTGCTAATACATGGCCATTCGATCGAAAATGACCCATACAGAGGCTTGAATGAAAATAGCCGCTATCCATCTCATACCAAAGGAAATAAACATTTGACATCCCTGACATTCTGTAGCATACTCATATCCATGCCACTCCTATCCATGCATAAACTGCGCTCGATACCGGGTCTCCGCCGCCCTGAGCCCGGCGAGCTCCGCAAAAAAACCATCGCCGAGTACATGCAACCGCGTTGTCAGTACTGTGGCACCAATTTACGTAAGGATGCACAAGTATCAATGTGCAAACATTGCATCAAGAAGGGAATGCATTTGAAATGACCGACGGCTACAAAGTAACAGTAGATCAGAATGAAGCCAACAAATTAGGTCAGGCCTTTGCGGATATGATAATGAGATCAAAGGATCAACAGAGACTTTTCATACTCCTAGTCACTTTGTTTCACATTCTCGATAGTTATGAGGTACGGTTATGACACTTCAAAACATTCGCACACTTGTCAAGTATAACGATAGAAAGACTCTTGACACATATGCTGATTTGGCAATGGTTGAGATGTTGCAATGGGAATTGAGTCAATTGGAGAAAGCTAATTACTATGCGCAATTGTAAGTGGTGTGACGCTGAGTTTGAAGGGCGTGGTGATTATTGTAGTGATAAGTGTCTATTTGAAAATAAGCTCCACTTACTCACCAACGATAAGATAGCCCTTGAGGAAAAGGTACGCTTGCTTAACATCGAACGTACATGTGTATTCCCGGACATGTCGCACTCGCTTGAATCCAATCTCCAATTAATCAAGCTCAGTCATCAAAAGATGTTGGATGAAATGTCTCCTGAGTGCATCGCGGTCTACATTCATTGCCAAATGGCTTGCATTGAACAAACTCATGAAGCGGTCATTCGGCACAAGATATCTAAAGAGGTATTGAAAAAGCACAAGGACAAATTACATTTGGTTGAGGAACAGAGAGATAAAGAAACACTACCGCGCCAGAAAGTATTGAAGGATCGAGAGTTGTGGATTCGTTCTTGGATGGTACAAAATCCCGGTGGACTAAGGGATACGGCAGAACAATTTTTCAAGCAAATGCAAATACGCGAAAAAGCAATTGACGGCTTTATGAAAATACCTGGGATGACTAGGGAACATGCTGAAACAATGATTAAGGCAAGTGAAGGGAGGAAACAATGAAACTTATTGAAACCTGCCATTGTGGCGCAGCTAAAAAACTCCAATATGAAGAATCTCGATTTGCCTCATTAGAGAGGCGCCAGGGTATTGAAGGTAAAATTAAGCTAAAATTCCGTACTTATGTATGTGGACATGGAGAATGGATTTCGATCGATCTAGTTGCACTTAAACAAGTACAATCGCTAGATGGATTGAAACAGGCACGACCATTTCAAATTGAAGGCATTAAATTCTTAGTTGATAATGATGCCAATGGTCTGCTAGCCGATGCCATGACCCTAGGGAAGACCGTACAGGCTCTCCTAGCGACTCGCGCACGGCCTGACCTGTTACCTATCCTTATAGTGGTCCCATCGGCTACGACGTTCCAATGGATCAGAGAGACCTATACGTGGCGCGACAGCAGCCAGCTAGCAATTTTCCCCATCCTCGGCTCCCAGGGCATCATCCCAGCAGGCTTCCATGCCTACCTAATCAGCATGGACACCCTCGGTAGAAATGGCACATGGAAAAAACTCCTACCACTTGGAATCAAACTAGTAATAGTTGACGAAATCCACAAGTTTAAGGACCCATCATCTAGTAGGACAATAGCCTTATTGAAATTCTTGCAAGCAGCAGAAATAAAACACAAAATACTTCTGAGCGGAACTCCAATCAAGAACCGCGCCAGTGAGTACTTTGTAGCCCTAAATATATTGGACCCAAATCTATTTCAATCACAAGCAATATTCCAGCGGGATTGGTTAAGCAATGACGGCAAACGTTTGAATGAGTATAGAATAGATAGATTCAGGGAAGCAATCAAGCCCTACGTGTTGCGGCGCGAGAAAAAAGATGTCTACCCAGATTTACCACCACTCACAAAGAATTTTCAGTTTGTAAACATTGATGATCCACTAATCAAGAATAGCTACAACCGAGAAATTGACTTAATGAGCAACCTAATGCTAAGTAAAATGACCTCATTGCAAATTCTCGGATGGTTAGTCAAAATGCGAAGAATAACAGGTATAGCTAAGGTGCCAATGGCTACGGAATACATCGAAGAATTTCTTGAGAATACCGATGAAAAAATAGCCATAGGCATCCAGCATGTCTCAGTCCGCGACACTCTTTACTTTGCCCTCCAGAAATATAAGCCGCTAAAACTAAGTGGTGAGGACTCAGCATATCGCAAATTCCAATTAGTTCAAGACTTTCAGAAGTTTGAACACCGCGTAATGATTATCAATGAAATTGCCGGCGGTACTGGTGTTGATGGATTGCAGAAATCTGGTTGCTCCAACATATTAGCCCTTGAAAGACAATGGAACATAGCCGACGAAACACAATTTGAGGATAGATTCGATCGGGATGGAAGACCTAATCCAGAAGTACCAGTAATTGCAGATTACATGATCGCACACGGCACGGTTGATGAATGGTTTCATGACAAGGTGGAATCAACTCGTAAGATATTCGGCGAGACCATTCAGGGATGGCAATTTACAAACGATGCCACTAGTTTAAGGGAAGTGGCGGAAAAGACAGTGAGGAATAAGTTATGACAACACGTGAAGACCTCGATCAAGAAATTTCCACCACCGAAAAACAGATTGATCAAATTGTTGATACACTTTCAGGCTTGAGAACTAATCAACATTTTGCTCCAGCTAACAAACGAATCAAAATTGCAATTGAGTTTTGGGAATCCCGTCTCTCCAAACTAATGGATTATAGGAGAACATTAAGATGACTCAACTATATGAATGGCAAGTACAAGAAATGATGCGCAAACGGTGTGAAGAACAAGGCCACGTTTACGAAAATTGCTGTTCCATGTTATTTAGGTTATATCAAAAGTGTAAATATTGTGGAGAAGAAAAATGACCAAAGAATCCCTAATCGAAAAAATCAAATCTCTCCTAGCCCTAGCTACCGGCGTAGGGAATGAGAATGAAAAA